TATCAAAGGCCCACAACCATATTCTCTTGGCATTTCATCCCGATTGGTAAATGTGCAGAAAGCCGCCGCGTCATCATCGCGCAAGGCCACAAGAGCTCTTTCGTTATTTTCAAAATCGTTTGGCTCCATCTTCTCTGCCCCAAAAATGCTGCTGCTTTCCATGGGCAGCCTGCTGCAAAAGCGATGGTCCCATCCCACAGTTCATGGCCGGGCGCCGTTACGATAATTTTCTCCAACTTATTCTCCTTGAAACCCTTCGGATTTTAACGAATCGAACCGCAAACAAAAAGCACAGCAGTTTTTCGATACATCTGTATCACAACTGCTGTGCTTTTGGCAGGGGTAGACCGCTGCCGCCCGTATGCGAAAAATTTTGAAGTTCCGAAAACGGCATTGTTTCGATGGCCTTCGGGATGGCGGAGGGATTCAGGCGGGCGGGGTTCAGGATAATGCGCAGCCGGCTGCCGCGCGGGCCGTCATCAAACACAACAATTTTATAGATCAGGTCGCGCACGATTACGCGCATTTTTTCGGGTTGCAATTCGCGCAGGTTTATGCCGGACCACACACGGCGCAGTTCATCCACACTGGCGGCGGCTGATTCTGCACTGATGTCCAGATCGTTGGCCTGGGCCAGCAGGGTCATGCGCTGTTTTTGCAGGGCGTTGATGCGCTCAATGGCCCCGGCAGCATCCAGGCCGTTTTCGATGGCCTGATACAGGCGGTCGACCTTTTGCTGTATTATGCCGGCTTCCTGCTTGAGTTCTTTGGCGCGCTCTGCGTTGCGGCCATCCGGCTGCAGGGCTTCCAGCACAGCAACACATAGAGCATCCATATTAACAGGATCAAGCACAATATGTTGAATATAATCAATCACTGCATTCTCCAAGCGGTCAGCGTTGACGCGGTGGGCGTGTACTCCACCATCGTGCTGACGGTGCTGGGCAGCGCAGCGATAGTACCGGTATTCCACCGCCTTGCCGTGGCTGTTGTAGCGGTGCGTTTCGCCCGCCATGGTCCCGCCGCAGCCGCCGCAATATACCAGCCCGGAAAGCAAATAGAAAGATTTTGCCTTGTACTGGGCGTTGCGGTGCTTGCGTTTATCCATTTCGTCCTGCACGGCCTGCCACTGTTCCGTGGGGATGATCTGCGGCATGCCGTTCTCCACGCAAACCCATTCGTCCCGCGGTTTGAGCCTGCGGCGGCTGGTGCGGCCGTCCACATCGGCGGGGGCCAGGCGGTTCCAGATATACAGGCCGGTGTATTTTTCGTTGCGCAGGATGTCGTACAGGCTGTTTTTGCCGAATGGCTGCCCCCGGCGGGTTACATAGCCCCCAGCGTTAAGGGCATCTATAATTTCAGTGTAGCCCGCTCCCTGCTGGTACAGCTTGAAGATCAGCTGCACCGCCTCAGCCTCCCGCGGAACAATGGCATACTGGCCTGTAGATTTATCCACCGTATAGCCCAGCGGCGGCGGGCCGCCGGTGGTTCTTGCTGTAAGAGCGTTTTCGCGCAGACCTTTGGCAACCTCCTGTGCCAGATTGGCGCTGTACCATTGGTTGATGGCCTTGGTTACATTGCGCATGAACTGGCCCTGCGGAGTGGCGTCAAAGTGTTCCGCCGCGGAAATGACCTGAATGCCCTGCCGGCGCAGCTGCATTTCGACCACCGTCTGCTGATCCGCGTTACGGAAAAAGCGATCCAGCTTGTGCACGATGATGTATTGCACCCCGGCGACAGCTGCATCGGCCAGCATGCGCTGGAATTCCGGGCGCTCCCCGCGGCGGCCGCTGTTGCCATGGTCCTTATAGACCTGTACCAGCTCATACCCTGCCGTTGCGGCAAAGGTGACGATTGCACGCTGCTGGGCCTCCAGGGATTCCTCGCGCTGCTCATTGGTAGATTTACGGCAGTAGCCGAAAGCCCGCGGGGCTTGCATAAGAGATGGAATTGTAGCAGACATGATATTACTCCCTGCCTGCCGGACTTCCCGGCAGGGCTCTTTCCCCTTGTGAAAAGCAAATGCCAGCCATAAAAATATGGCTGGCATTTGCAAATACTAGCTTATCAGCCCAGCTTTTCAAATACCATGGTTGCCTGAATACGGTCGCCGCCCATTAAGCCTTTACTGCCGCTGCTTGTGGTGGAGATAGTATGCAGGCGGTATCCCTTGGCTGCCTGTTCGTTGATGACTTTCTCCAATTCTGTCAGATTGCCGGAACCTGTGCCGATAAATTTTTCTTTCAGGGTAACCTGCAGCACAACATACTGGTAGCTGATGCCAGATCCCCTGGAGAACGTAGATTCCTCTTGAATAGTGTCAAAAATGCCCATGATAAATACCTCCTGCTTTTTATACCGCTATAATAAGCAAAAGCCCCTGCCAACTATTGCGGCAGGGGCTGCTAAACATAGATACAAACGGGTAAATAATATAATTTACCCGCATTCCCCTTGAATCCTTGTATATAAAGTAGCACAAACGGGAAAGAATTGCAACAAAAATACCGCAGTCTGATGCTTGACTGCGGTATTTTTGATCAAAATTGCCAGCGCCAGAGGATCAGGTGGCAACTTCGGCGGCGTTTGGGTCGTTTTCGGTGGTGGCTTGCTGGGCCAGCATTTCGGCTTCGCTGCGCTCCACATTGCGGGTCAGCTGCATGACAAAGCGGCTGATAGACACCCGCGCGGCGGTATCCATGTTGACATAGGTGCGGATCACCTCACGGCCAATATAGTCCAGGTTGTACTGCTGGGCCAGCTGCTCCACCAGGTCATCCAGCGCCGGGGCGTTGAACATGGCTTCCGGGCCGCCGGTGCCGTTGCGCAGCCAGTCCTCGTTGACGTCAAAAACGCGGCAGATAGAAAGAACGTTTTGATCCGTGACCTTGCACAAACCTTTTTCGAGTTTGCTTACCGCAGATTTGCCAATACCTAGCTGCTTTCCGAATTCCTCCAGCGTCATCCCGCGCGCCTTGCGAACGGCTTTAACGCGATCGTTTATTGTGCCGATATTATCACCTCCCTTCGCGTTTCGTTGCATTTAGTATAGCACAAAAAGTTGAATAAAGCAACAAAAAAATCGAAATTTGGAGTTGACAATGTTGAATCAAGATACTATAATAAGGGCATAAGGTAGAACAAAGACACAGCTAAAGAGAATCAAGACACAAGTTGCTGTGGTATCTACCACTATTATACCCAGAAGGGGGTGGGAAAATGCAGAACAACAAAGATGACCCGCGCAAAATCACCCTCCTTCCCGTTGGGGCGATTATAGCACGGGGCAGCACAGCGGCACAAGAACCGCTGCCACCCGTATGCGAAAAGCGCCCCGCACAGGGGCAGAAAGGAAAACAGAATGGAAAACGCAAAGATGCTTACTGATGAAGAGCTGGCCAAAGAGCTGGCAAAAATGACCCCGGCGGAACGCGCCCAAGCTATGGCCTATGTGATGGGCCTGGTGGCCGGCAAAGCCCAGGCCAAGGCCGCGGAACCCGCAGGCGGCGCAGCATGACCCCGCTGGAACGCAGCTGGGCCGCTGCCCTGTGCGCCAGTGGGGATGCTGTTGCCAACATGGGCACGGATGCCCTGCGCCTGGTAGCAACCAAAAAGCCGCAGGGCGTTACCAGCGCCGGAATTATGGAGAGCACCCACAAGCTGGCCCGCGCCTGCCGGATCGCTGACGCCACAACCACCAGCACCCCGGCGGCCCAAAAAGCCGCCGACGCCTATGCGCTGGAAGCCGCCCTGTACGCCGTAGCATATGAAGCTGCACGCCTTGTGCGGTCTGATATGTGGCGGCTGGTGGCAATGCGGCTGGATGAAGCGCAGGAAGTTGGCACAAGAACGTCTGAATTGCACATCCGGCAGCCGCTGGGCAAGCTGATTATGCGCCGCCACCCGCTGACCGTGCGCGGATCGACCGCCCAGAACCTTGTGGACGAGCTGCTGTACGCCGCGGTAAAGCGCGGCAGGCGGCAGCAGGACTGGGCAAGCGCGCTGGAAGCCGCTGTGGCCTGCGGCTGCATGATGGACGCTGTGCTGAACTACCCGCCCAGATGGGAGAACCAAGATGGAAAATGAAGAATTTGTGATCGCGGAGGGCTTTTTGCCGGACGGCACCCCGGTGCTGCCGGGCGCACGCCTGACCGATGAAGCAATACATTGCATTGCCCCCGTGCTGGCGGAGCTGTTTGCGGCGGCACTGGCACGGGAAACCAATAAGAAAAGCGAGGCATGAACGATGGAAGCCAGAGAGTTAAAGGACATGACCGCCGTGCTGCGGTCCATCAATGACGGCAACCCCAGCAACGCAGAGCGCTGGGTGAACCTGACCCAGCGCGTGATCCGCGCCGAATACCGCGCCAACACGGCAGAGCGAGCCGCCGCCCGCAAGGATTGGGAAAGGCAGAACGCCGAAGACGATGCCTGGATGGCCCGCTGCCGCGCCGAAGAAGCCAAGCTGGCAGCAAAAGAAGCGCAGGAAACCGCAAGCCTTTGGCGATGGACTACTGCGGCCATGGCCATTGTGCTGGCACTGGCCGTTGCCTTTGGCACCCACCAAGCGAATGAAGCCGCCCGCTGGCGGTATGAAGCGCAGGGAATGAGCCAAACGGAGATTGTTACCCCGCAGAATCAGAACACGGCGGTGCAGCCATGACCGTGCTGGAATGGCTGCAGGAACTGGGAGAGGAAGAGCGGATTATCAAGGTGGGCTGTGTGGACAACACCCTGCGGGGCCTGCGCCGCTGCACCGCCAGAATGGCCGCAACCAGCTACCTGCACTGGGCCTGCCCGGAATACCTTGCGCCACAGCTGGGGCTTGCATTTGAGTGCAAAAGCCCGGCGGTCAACAACGAGAAATTCTGCGAGCGCTGCGCGGCGGCGTTTTTGTCCGCGCAGATGCCGAACACGGGGAAGGTGAAAAAGCCATGGACGCACCAATGACGCCGCGGGAGGCCGTGGCCTGGCTGGTGGAAAACACCGCTGCCGCCCGCAAAACCTACTGCATTATACTGCGCAGCACCAACGGCGTACACAACCCCGGCACGCGTGGCATGCTGATCTGCCAGGCGGCAGAGCTGGCAGGCCGCCTGCACGCTTACCGGGAAAGCCTGCACCACATGATGCAGGCCGGAATGATACCAGCCGATCTGCTGGACGATGTGAAGGAAGTGCTGAAATAATGATCTGCTATCTTATTACTGCCGGGGTTGTGGCCCTGGGACTGCTGGCTACCTGGACCAGTGGCCGGGATGTGGGCTACCGCAATGCCATGCGGGATGCAGAACGGCTGCACGATGATGATGCTGTATTCCGCCCCGGCAAAGGCGGCCACCAATGACGGCGGAGGATCGCGCGGCCCTGATTGACCGGCTGGCCCCGCTGATCATTGAGGAACGCCGCAAGGCCGCAGAGCAGAACCCCAAGCGCCCGCCCTGGTACATGATGAACATTGCCCATCCCGTGATGGGCTGGCTGTACAACCAGTACCTGGCCAAGCTGGGCGAGGTAAGTCCGCCCGGCGATGCCTGCCGCACCCGGTTTGAGCTATCCCTATTGCACCCGGCTGTGCTGAAAAAGCTGGCCGAGCACTACAAGATCCAATAACCCCGCCCCGGCGGGGCAGATATGCCGCCAAAGCTGCACGAGGCCGCGGCGGCCCCTGAATCCTCCCACAGTTGCTGCGTGGGCAAGTACGGCAACACCACTGTGCAGGTAATGCACAACGCCCGGCACCGGCCACTACTTCCGGCTTGTGCCCGGCGGCCGCCTGTTAGCTTTTCAGCCCGGCTTTTTCCACCGGGTGCCAGGCCCCTGCGTGCAGATTGCCAAGCGCCGCGGGTGCGCCTGGGCAGGCGGGTTTTTATGGTGCGTGTGCAGCACCGGCATGGCCCAAGCAACCCATGCCGCCCGGATCAACACCGGGACGCACCGCCAAGAAGCGGAGAAAAATGAGGTGACCGATGGAACGAAGCTGTAAAAACTGCCAACAGCGCCGCGTGGGCTGCCATGCCAACTGCGAGCGCTACAAGGCCGACTGTGCCCAGGATGCCAAGCGCCGGGCATATGAAAAGCAGATTGCCTATCTGGACAGCATGCCGCAAACCGCCACTGCCTTAAAAAAGACCCTTGCGCCCCGGCGGGTGGGCGGCCAACAGTAAAACAGAAAGGATGGAATCAATGACAAGGAAAAAGTGCATCAAGATGATCATGGGGACGATGGGGGTGCCGCAGCCGTGGGAGGCTGAAAAAGTTTTCCGAGCAACGCGGGAATGGATGTACGGTGAAACCGGGCCATGGCCGAGCAACCAGGAAGTACTGATGGTTATTCTGAGCGCAATGGCAAAAGACGTGGCTATTGGCATACCGCTTAAAACTTACTTTCTGGCAAGAGTCCGCCTGCTTATCATCAGGGCAAAACTCAAGCGCATCCACGACCGCCTGATGGGCGGCCCTGCAAAAGAAACCCAAGCGTGAACCAAAGCCGCAGCCCTTAAACCAGGGCGGCGGCTTTCGCAAAACCGGGCACAGCTTACCTATTATATAGAGCATGTGGCTGCGCAGCCGCAGCGAGCTGCCGCCAAACGGTCCGAGGGGGGGGGCCGTTTGGGCGGCTTGTATAGGGGTTATTTCAAGGTCCATTCTCCCCCAAAGAAAGAAAAGAAGTGAACAGCATGAAAACTACCCGAAAGCAATACATCCGAGAGCAGAAAACAATCTGCGGTGATAGCTATGCCGAGGTAGACTTCTGCTGGATCACGGAGCGGGAACACCGGGCAGGTCCCCGCGGAAAAAAGCAATTTGCCAGCAGCCTTGCCCAGCAAAAGCGTAACCGGGAACGGTCGGCGCGGCTGCTGGTGCAGCTGCTGAACACCAACTTTGACCAGCGCGGTTTTGCGCTGACCCTGACCTATGAAGACATGTGGCTGCCGGACGATGACGAAGCAGCCTGGAAGGACGTGTACAACTACCTGAAACGGGTGCGCCGCTGGCTGGCCCGGAAAAACTGGCAGGATGCAACACCCATCAAGTGGGTGTGCGTGACGGAGAATCAGGAAGCCGACCCCGCCAACGGCCTGAAAGAGGTGCGATACCACCACCACATGGTGCTGCAGGTTGACGGCCTGACCGCCGCCCACCGCGCCGCCCTGCGTGATGCGCTGGAAGATCTGTGGTGCACCGGCCGCAGCCGGGAACCGCTGGGCACCGTCAACGCCGACCGCCTGCAGCCGGAACACGACAGCCTGGAAGGGCTGGCAAAGTACATGCTGAAATACCCCCGCCGCCGCAAAAGCTGGCATGCAAGCCGCGGCTTAGAGCGGCCCACCTATCCCCGCCCCAACGATACCCACTGGACCCCGCGTAAGCTGGCCGATGCCTGCACCCTGCGCGTGGACGATGCCGATTATTGGGAGCAGCGCTACCCCGGTTACAGATTTTTGGGGGCTGTGCCCAGCTATAACGAGGAGCGGGCCGAATGGCGGATGTACATCAAGCTACGCCGGAAACGCAGGTAATACAACGTTATCCCCCACCCCGGCGGGATAAAAATAAAACAATAGGGAGTAAACGCAAATGGAAAACAAGCAAAAAGCGCTGGAAATGGCTGCGGCCATGCAGCAAAAAGAGAAAAGTGGTAGCCTGCTGTGGTGCGTGGCCGAAGACCTGAAAAACACCATCAATGGCATGAACGAAGACGAGGCAAGGGTGGTTGTTACGGATTTTGAAGCCGGAACACATGATCTGAAAACCTGTGAGAAAGCGATCCACGACTATGCCAACAAGCACAAAAGCGGCAGTTCCGCCTGCTGCCCCGGCCCGGCCGTGCCGGGTATCCTGCGCGTGCATTTTGGCCTGCCGGAGAGCGTGCAAGCCGATGCCGGCGACCAGAGTACCGCACCCGCCCCGGCAGAACGCCCCAAGCGCCAACGCCTGAACATCATGGACTTCATGTAAGGGGGCAGCGCCATGAGAACACTGGAAGAATATGTGGACATGATACCAACCGCGCCGCCGGACGACATTGAACGCTATCTGGATGCCATGGGCAGAAAGCCGCTTGCTGTAACAAGTTACCGGTGCATATCACGGGATGATGCCGAATCCCGCCTGGATTGCGAAGACTGCCGCGCCGATCTGCGCCCAAGTGCCACCATACGCCCCGCTGCTCTGTGGTGTAGCGAGTGCGAAAGCTGGTATCTGGCGGAATATGTACCCGCCCAAGGCACGCCATGCTGCAGGGAAAACATGATATACCAGAACAACAGCGGCGTGCAGGTTGTGAACGTTGAGCAAGACACCATTGACAAAAAGCGAAACGGCGAAACCATGGTATGCCCCCTGTGCGGCGCTCAAACGCGGCTGCGCAATGTGCAGGAACTGCGGTACGGGCTGGTGTCGCAGGACTTTGCCGTGGTGCCAACGGTCACGGAAAACTGCCTGATATTAACGCAATGGTGCATTGAGCGCCGCATATACGTAGGCCACCGCCACACCGAGCGGAACGCTATTAACGCCTTTGTGGTGGATGGCCGGCGGATCATCAAGCTGGCGCACTATCAGTTTAACGCCATGGCCCGGAGCTGGCGGAACCTGGGCGAATGGGTACAACGCGCAAAACTGGTGGATGATATTGGCAGCCCGAAAATGTACGCTGCCAGCCTGCCGAATTTGGACGGAACCGGCGCAGAGAATGCCAAGCTGTGGGAGTACATGGAGCAATCAAACGCAGAAAAAACGTTTTACCCGGTGGCATACCTGCGGCTGTATTTTAAGCACCCAAACGTTGAGAACCTGATCACTGCCGGGCTGGGCAATCTGGTGGGCGATGGGATAGACAGCGAAATGGAGCGGCGCTATTATACCGGGATCGCCCCGCAAACAGCGGCTCCAAAGCTGGAGTGGGTGGACTGGAAAGAAAAACGCCCTGCCCAAATGCTAGGCATGACAAAGCAAGAGCTGCAAATCTGGAGGGGGTACGGCCTGGGGCTTGACTGCCTGAAAGCGCAGCAGGAGCTGTTCCCCCAGCCCCGCGGCGTGAGTTTCCGCGACCTCTGCACCGCGATGAAAACCATCGGAGCATACAACACGCAGTGGATTTTGCGCGA